GTAGCTCAATGGCAGAGTAGGCGGCTGTTAACCGCTTGGTTGCAGGTTCGAGTCCTGCCCGGGGAGCCATTATCAGATATCGAGCGCCCGCGCGCTCGTTTTTGTTGGTAGGATAGGAAGGAAACGGGCTTCCCGCGATACGCCGTTATATCCTATTTGGCGCAAGGATATTGCAACACGCCGCAAAACTCTCGCGCCAAAATCCACGCAACATTTTCTCCATCCCGTTAACCGCAATTCCCTCAACTCTTGCCCCTAATCCTAAAACTCTCAGACTCTCACCACCCAAAAACCTCTCAATTTTATAACCTTGATTGGAGCGGACTCCGTATCGAAATCAAGACGCTCGTGGTTAAAAATTATAACTGATTGCGGAAACAAAACAATCCAAACAATCCAATTTTCCTCTTGACGGAATCTGGCAAGTTACGATAATGCCTTTCGTGCTTTGTGTATCCGGGAGAACGCCAAGGAGCCAATATGGATGCGGAAAAAGTGAAACTGCTCATTCGCGAGGGCGAAGGACTGACAGTTGAATTTAAAGAGAAATATACCTCTCGTATTGATGAGGATATCGTCGCCCTTGCCAACGCCAAGGGCGGGGCGATTCTCCTTGGCGTAAGGGATGACGGAACCATCGTCGGCGAACGTCTCATAAATGACCTCAAAGCCAGAATCAATAGCCTGGCGCGGAACTGCAAGCCAAGTGTCTCGGTCAATGTCTCGCAGGTTGACAAGGTTATCGCGGTCGAGGTTGAGGAAGGAACCGAGAAACCTTATTCCTGCGGCTCCGGCTATTATCGCCGTTTGAACGGCAACACCCAGAAAATGAGCCATGACGAACTGCGCGCGATGTTCGCGGAGCACGAACCCCTTCCATTCGAAGAGAAGACCGTCAAAGGCTTCACGTTCGACGACATCTCCCAAGCCAAAATTACGGCCTTCACTAAAGAGGCTGACATTCGCATTGGCCGTACTGCCATTCCTGACTTTCTACGTAGTTTGCGAGTTGCGGACGAGATACGGGTTAAGAACGCTGGCATCCTCTTCTTCGCCAAGGATGTGTATGCATACCTGCATCAGGCGCAGATGACATGCCTGGCGTTTAAGGGCACCGACAGGGTTCACATTTACGACCGACGTGACATCCGGGACGACCTGCTCACCCAGTTTAACGAAGCCGTTGCCTTCCTCAAAAAGCACCTGAACATCCGTAGCGAAATCCGGGGCGTGAACCGGAACGATATCTACGAGATTCCTCTGGAGGTCTTGCGAGAGGCCATGGTGAACGCCCTCATGCACCGTGACTATAGCATCACCGGCACACAAGTGAGCGTCGAGGTGTATGACGACCGGGTGGAAATAGTGAATCCTGGCGGTCTGCCTAAAGGCATGTCAGTACGAGACCTTGGCACGGTCTCAATCCGTAGGAACGAACTCATCGCGGACATTTTCTTCCGCCTGCATAAGGTCGAGCGCATCGGCATGGGAATCCAGAAGATGAAGGATGCCATGGTTGCGGCAGGGCTCCGCGAGCCGACCTTCAAGCCGGACGGGTTTTTCCGAGCAGTCTTTCACCGTTCGCCTCGAGGTCCTGAAGGACAAGGGGTTCCCGAAACCGACCGAGGGACTACCCAGAAAACTATCCAGAAAACTACCCAGAAAACTGACCAGAAAATCATTGCATTGATTGCACAGAACCAAGCGATAACCGGCCGTGAACTGGCAAAAGCAATTGGGATCAGCGTAAGCGGCGTCAAGTATCAACTAAAACGATTGCAGCAAAGTGGCCTAATACGCCGCATAGGGCCCGACAAAGGCGGTCACTGGGAAATCATCAAATAAGCCACGGCAACTTGTGCATTTTCCTCATTTGTCGTGAGGCGTAAACAACAAGTGAACAATAATAAACAGCCTATAGCCAAATTGCCTCTCACAAGTCAGCGCACAAGTGACCGCAGAAGTTACCGCACAAGTCGCGGCGTTCTGCCAGAAGCCAAAATCGGCGAAAGCCATCATGGCTGAGTTGGGACTGAAGCATTGGAAGACCTTCCAGTCAAACTATCTCGCGCCCTTGATGAACATGGGCGTTCTGGAGCGAACCATTCCTGATAAACCAAGAAGCCGAATGCAAAAATATAGAACAACACAGGCCGGACTGGCAGTCCTTAAGCAATCAAGGGGATGGCGCTGAAGCCAGTTCGGAGATGATGTTCGGAGAAGAGTTCAGAGAAGAGTGTCGGAGAAAATGTCGGAGAAAACGCCGCGCCTAATCCTGTAGGCGGCACAAGAACGAGGAGAAGTGATTGCATGGACAACGACGAGTACTATAGTTTAGATGACCTGCCCACCGTGAACCGATCCGCCATCACGTTGGAACCGACTGAGGCGTTCAAGCAATGGGCGCGAAGTTGTCCCGGCGGAGATCCCAAGAATCTTCTCGATGGTTGGGAGAATGAGGAAAGAACGGTCTATCTCATTCCGGAGATTGATTACAAGCCCGATGCGTGGCTCAGAAAAAACTTCCTTATATTATTCGAAACCGAACTGAACGGCTGGTGGACGGACGAGGCGGCATGGCCGACCGACCGCTCGTTCAGGAATTTCAAGATATTCTTCAAAATTCATTTCAGCAGCATGGTGATGGATTTGGGCAAGGGATCTATCGAGCACGATGAGTTATAGCGGCTATGTCGCCATCGCGGTCTTTCATTGAGCAGGCAAGCAAGGCTATAACCCCGGCAATGGAGCGGAGGATACCTCATGGCAAAGAGCAGGAAACCAGGAAAGACTTGGATGCCAGCGCGGAACGACAAACGGCTCTTCACGCTGGATGTCTTTATCTTCGGTGGGCCAATCACCGAGAAGTTTTGGAAGAAGAGCAAAATCGTTTCCCGAATCATCCAGATTCGCGGCGATCAAACTCTTGAAGATCTCCACAACGCCATCTTCGAAGCCTTTGACCGTGAGGAAGAACACCTGTACGAATTCCAAGTTGGTGGCAAAGAACCCCATGACCGCGATGCCAGCAACTATGTGCATGAGTTTGCCCTCGAAGGCCCTTTCGGCGATGAAACAAAGCACAAAGGCATTGTGCATGATACGAGAATCGGGTCGCTGAAATTGAAGCCGCGTCAGTATTTTTTCTACTGGTTCGACTTCGGCGACTCCTGGTGGCACAAGATAACGGTGGCATCCATTGAGGAAACTGCTCCTTCTGGACAATATCCGAAAATTACGGCGCGCGTCGGCGACAGCCCGCCGCAGTACCCGGACGAGGAAGAATGACTCTGAAAAAGACAGTCCGCGATTGTTCAGAGGGAAAGGCGCGTTTTGTTGACAAACGAACACACCCGGTTGTCAGGCGGATTGCGCGCAATCTTTCCGAAATCGATGCCATAAGAACTGTGAAGGTGACTCGGGGCTTTCTCGCGGCATCAAGTGAAACGTATGGTTCCCGGCGAAATCCCGTTACCAAGCCGGGACATCCCACTGCTGTCGGAATCTCCCTGATACTGGAAGAGGAGCGCAAGGAAATCCAGTTCTACGAGGTCACGTCCGCCGTCAAAGGATATGGCTCGCGGATGGTCGCGGCGGTGATGAACGCCTTGCCAAAGGAGTGGATGGCATACGTCCTCATGGATTGGAGCGATGGCTTCTGGGCGACCATGCGGAAACGGCATCGGCAAATAGCGCTTTTGTAGAACATAGGGGTTGATATAGCATGAATAACAATGAATTTGAACCTGACGAGGTATTGGTCGCAATGTTGGCGAATGTTCCCGGAAAATATGCCGCGCGTTTCGCCGAGATGGTGATGCTCACAGATAAGTTCTGCGATAAGCATCTCAACGCCGAGTACAAGGAACTCTGCCGCGAGATGGTTGTTTCGGTATGCCAAAAAGGTTCGCCTGTGCTGAAAGGTAAAAGCGAAGGCTGGGCCGCTGGAATCGTTTATACAGTAGGCATGGTCAACTTTCTCCACGACCCCAGCCAGACACCGCACATGAAATCGACGCAGGTCGCCGCCGGGTTCGGCGTCAGCGCGAGCACGATGCAGGCAAAGGCGAAGATAATCCGCGAAGGACTCCACATTCGCGCCCTCGATTTCCGGTGGTGGCTGCCTAGCAAGATGGAGGACAACCCTTTGGTATGGTTGCTAAAGGTAAACGGCCTCATTGTTGACATCCGCATGGCCCCGCGCGAGGCGCAGGTCGTCGCGTACAACAAAGGCCTGATACCGTACATCCCAGCGGACCGTCCGAAACAAAACTAAGACAACATCACGAATACTTCGAAACCAGCCAGTGTCGCGGCGATCAAACTACCTAATCACACAATTTCCCTTGTCGATGCCACGTAACATCATCGGTTAACATCGTCGTCCGAAATGAGGCGGCAAAAACGGCTCTCGTGGAGATATAGAAGGTAGAGGCACTTCCTTTATCCCTATATCTGCAAGGAGCGTTAATGTCGCCCAACTACAAGTCAATTTCTCCACAACAACGCAAGACGGAAATCATTTCAATTCTCGCTGAAGTACTGGCCAACATGCCACTTGCATCTACAGTTCCGCACAAAAAGATTCCGCAGAATTCTCAGGAAAAGCCCTTGAGTTGTTCTCGGAACTGAGGGATCAGTGTGACCGTTCGGTTAACGCTTTGAGAATGGAGGACGCATGATTGCACAAAATATTCCGGCGGAGATTGCGGCCTTGAAGAAGATGAAGGCCAAGGCGCTCCGCGAAAAGTATCTGGAACTTTTTGGCGAGGAATCGCGCTCCGGAAATCGTCTGTGGCTTTTCCGCCGATGCGCGTGGCGATTGCAGTCACTGGCTGAAGGCGGACTTTCGGACCGCGCATTGCACCGCGCGAGGCAGTTGGCACGCGACGTGGATATTCGCATGACGCCGCCTCCTGGATGGGAAATGCCGCCGCTCGAAGATTTGTCCGGCATTAGCATTTCAACGCACAGGCGCATCCGGTGCAATCTGGACGCGCGATTGCCAATGCCCGGCGTAATATTGAAGCGCCTTTTCAAAGGGCATGAATATGAAGTTGAAGTGCTCGACAACGGCTTTGCATATGACGGCGAGGTCTATCGCAGTCTTTCCGCAGTTGCGAACGCCATAACCGGCTCGCAATGGAATGGCTACCTTTTCTTTGGTTTGACCGATCCAAGCAAGGAGGCTGAATGACAACGCACGTTCGATGCGCCATATACACGCGCAAATCCACCGCAGAAGGTCTCGAACAGGAGTTCAACTCGCTCGACGCTCAGCGCGACGCTGGCGAAGCCTACATCACTAGCCAGAAGCACGCTGGCTGGGTGTGCCTGCCGGAGCATTACGACGACGGAGGATACTCCGGAGGCAACGTTGACCGTCCTGCTTTCCAGCAACTGATGGCTGCCGTGGAAGAAGGCAAGGTCAACTGCATCGTGGTCTATAAAATCGACCGTCTCTCTCGCTCGCTGATGGATTTCGCCAAGATAATGGAGGCTCTTGAACGTCGCTCCGTTTCGCTGGTAAGCGTCACGCAGCAATTCAATACGACAACTTCGATGGGCCGACTCACGCTGAATATCCTGCTCTCCTTCGCCCAATTCGAGCGCGAGATAATTTCCGAACGCACCCGCGACAAAATTGCCGCAGCGCGGCGCAAGGGTAAATGGACTGGAGGACCTTTGGTCTTAGGTTACGACTGCGCGCGCGCGCGAACCGGCGGCAAACTTATCGTAAACAAGGCGGAAGCTGAACGCGTGCGGGAGATATTCGAAATGTACTTGAAAGAAGGTACGCTCAGCGCCACGATCAAGGCGATGCGGACACTTGGGTGGAAGACTAAGCGGTATCAAACCACCGAAGGCAAAAATCGAGGCGGTCTGGAGTTTGAGAAATCGGCATTGCAGAAGATGCTTACCAGCGTTATCTACCTGGGCAAGATGAGTTACAAGGGCGAGGTATTCGACGGCGAACATGCGGCAATCGTTGACGAAGATCTCTTTGGGCGCGTGCAAGGACTTCTCCGAAGAAACCGCGTTTCTGGCGGGAAAGAATGCCGCAACAAACATGGCGCAATGCTCAAGGGGCTTGTCCGGTGCAAACACTGCGGATGTGCAATGAGCCACCACTTCTCAACGCGTGGCAACAAACGTTACCGCTATTATGTATGTATCCGCGCTCAGAAACTTGGCTGGAAGGAGTGCCCGGCACCGTCCCTCCCTGCAAAAGAATTGGAAGATTTCGTTGTGGAGCGAATCAAAGGGCTTGGCAAAGATCATACAATTCTGGCTGATGCACTACGCGCAACGCAAGCCCGATTGACTGATGAGACTGCTGAACTGAAACGGCAGAGAGAAGAAATCGAAGAGAAAGTGCGCGGTCTCAGCCGCGAAATCGGAACGCTTGCCTCAAGAGCGGGCTTCGACGAAGGGGCAACTCGTGAGATTGGACGACTTCAAAACGAAATGCGCGAAAAGCAGGAAATGATTGTTGGAATCAATGAGCGCATGGCCGGGATACGTCAGCGGATGCTCGACCCTGACGAGCTAGCGGGCGCTGTCGAGGCGTTCGACCCGATGTGGAACGCGATGTCGCCGACTCAGCAGACAAAACTCATCCACCTGCTCGTTGATTGCATTGAGTACGATGGCGAGATGGAGTCGATATCAATCACGTTCCATCCCACCGGTATTAAAACACTTGGACGAAATCACAAGGAGGTCGCATGCAAGACGGCCTGACCGTAACGGAGAAGTTTCACTTTGTGCGAGCCAAGAGAAGCAAACTGGAAATCAAGCCCGGTCCGCAGCCGATCCGCGACACGACAGAAGGCCGTATTCCACGCGTCGCCCGTCTGATGGCACTGGCGATAAAATTCGACCACCTTCTGCGCACTGGTGCTGTGCGCGACCAGGCGGAACTAGCTGAACTCGGCCACGTGACCCGCGCCCGCGTCACGCAAATAATGAATCTCCTCCACCTCGCCCCCGACATCCAGGAAGCCATCCTCAACCTTCCACGCACCACGCACGGACACGACCCCCTCAGCGAACGCCACCTCCGTCCCATCACCGCCCAGCCCGACTGGCGCAAGCAGAGAACGATATGGGCGGGGATAACGGTTCGCCTTCGATAACCGCACCTTTCATACTGCTGGGCATTGTGGATAAATAGTATCACGAAACCGCTTTGTGATACTATTAAAAGGTCCGTGACCCCGTTCACTCTCACTGGCGGGCTGCTCTTGCTAAAGCATCATAGTTGTCTCTGCTTTTGGTCACATCCATTTTCCCCTTGAACATGTCACTGGGGCATGATATATTTCCGGCGATTGACCCCTGATAGGCGTGTGTTTGGGGGTCTTTTTAGTCGATAAAACAAGAAATTAATCTGTTACAGAGAGGGGGTTCACCATGCCCAGTACTTTCAAATTACGCCACTTTTCCAACCCTGCCACGCTCAAGACCGTTTCCCGCCAACTTCTTGTGCGCTTTCTGAAGCCACATCGTGCATTCCTTACGGAACGTGGCTTCGAACTGCAAGACAGCGATGCGTTCGACTACGACGCGCTAGCCAGTATTCTCATGACGCCAGACGGGAAGACGCCGGAAGCACTGCTTGATGGGCTGTTTTTCGTCGATGAGATGTCGATGCCAGAGTATTTCGACGACCTTCGCACAAAGGCAACAAAATCGGGCATCGACCTCGGCGATGAGCAGGACGTAAGTCCGGCTGACCTTGCCCTGCAGATGCGGTTGAAATGTCCCAACGTTCTCGAAGAGATGCATGCCGAACGATTCTTAACCAAGCCGAAGTCATTTCACTCTTTTCCTTCCACGGCATCATCGCTGCCCAAGTCCATTGATGTATCTGAAGAATTGACGGACAGACTTGAACGCGAATTGAACGACTGGTTCTCCACCAAGAAACGCGGACGCGGCACGAAGGTGTTCCCCTTTCACCGCGACAGAAACGCCAAGTTCCTCGTGCGGCACGGCGAGCCATACAAGCGCGAAGGCACAATCAAGGACGATAAGCCCTCAAGCATCTACTATCGCCCTGAAAAGTTCGATGTGCTGGCCTATAATCTGGACACTGGCGAACTGGCAATTCACGCTGAAACGAAGGGCGTGAAGGAAGCATACTGCAAAATATTCGGCAAGCACATTTTCGGCAGCGAGACGTTCTTTGACGCCGAGGGTCGCAGCGGCAATCTTACTCTGCGCCCAATCATTGAGGATGGGCGTGCATGCCTCGTCTGCAACGATGTTTCGGGCATTGAAGAAATCCGCCTCACCGACTTGCATTTCAGGCATGATGGCGACCAGAATCACGTCGAGATTCACAAGGCCGATGACGTATTTGAAAGGCTGGAAAGGATCAGCCGTCCGATTCCGCCGAAGGCGACGCTTTTGAAAGCAGGATTCAAGGTCAAGTTCGCAGACGCCGTGCGGCATCGCACCGTGGTCATTAGTCCGCCCGCCAAAACGGTCTATGACCGGGAATCCGACAGCGAGACGCTGAATCAATGGATGGAGAAGCGCGGTTTTGTGTGCCTTGCTACGAAAAAGGAGGATGCTCAAGTTGCAGAAGTTCTGGAAATTCCTTGAATCGCGGAATCCCGCAGTTGCCGTCCTCGAAGAATGGCGGCAACGAACAGGCGGTGCGTTTGACGTGGTGAATCAGATGCTCAGGCCCACAGGCAAATCCGCGACGTCGTACCCGAATCCGAACCCGTTCGGACTACTTCTCAGCGTGATACGCCATCGCAATGGGTCGCTTGTAGCCGTAAGCCGTGAAGATGAAGATACGCGCATTGAGTTGAGCGCCGCAGACGTGGTTCTGTATGAATTGCCCGTCGACAAGATTGCCGCCGCTGTTGCACAGGCGTTGGGCGTGCGGGTCATGTACGAACGGATTTCGCCCCGCATTTATCGCGTTGGTTGGTTCTCGCCAAAGAGCGGCAGCGAGTTCGCCGTCGTTCTTTTCCTTTCTCCTTCTGAACATGACCTGGAGGCCGATCTCAGACAGGTGATACTGGAAATGAACCGGCCTTTCCTCGCGCTAACACCCACGCGGACCTTCTGGTCGCCGTCCGTTGAGATGATGCGAAAGCATGACAGCCTGCTTGTACCATTGGATAAAATCATAACAGAAGCTTGGCATGCTAACGACGCGTGGGCCGGATACCGCGAGTCGTTCATCATGCTGGCCATGCCGGGTACGCTTGTGCCCGCTCCGTCACCCAACGTGTTCCGCAAAGAAAACGGCGGATGGACAATCCGGTTTGAGGGACAGCCTGCCTCTGTACCCAACTTGGATGGCCTAGATTATATCCATTACTTGCTCTTATACGAAGGACGTGATGTGCCCGTCGTAGAAATGGAAGCCAACATCACTGGCGATAATCGTGTGCGGGCTGCAGGCGATACCGGCGTAGTACTGGATGATACGGCCTTTCAGGATTACAGCAGAAAATTGCAGGAACTTCAGGAAGATATGGAAAACGCCCGTAGCAATGGGGACATCGGTCAAATTGAACAGGTACAAGAAGACATGAATGTGCTGGCTTCAACCCTGCTGAATTCGCACGGCCTAGGTGGGCGCAAACGAAAGATGTCGAATGACCCAGATCGCATTTACAGGGCAATCTACGGTTCAATAAAACGTGTTTATGGAATTTGTGAAAAAAACTGTTCTGCGCTGGCGTCTCACTTCCGCAATGGCATAACCACTGGAACGACTATGAGGTACAAACCTACAGACCCCAGAGATTGGGTGCTATGACAACATGAAAAACACGTAAATCACGCCGAACGTGATTTTATCACGCCTGATGTGACGCCTTGCCGGTAGCGAGCGAAAACCGGCGAGGTGAAATCACATTACAAGGCTCGCTGAAGCGCTCCCGCCGGTGTTCTTCAGCGAGCCTTTTTCGTGCACAGCACGAGAAAGGCGTGACAATGATCACGACCCAAAACCGGCGTGGAACTGCCAAATGTTTCGATACCACTCCTCTTTCTTCGCACCCCTCTCCCCTGTTGCCTGAAGAACTGTTCGACGTCTACATCGTCAAAAGGATCACATACCAGGCAAATCAACTGGCAAAGCATCTCGGTCTTGATGACGACCGCCGCGATGACATCGAACAGGACATGAGGCTTGAACTCCTTCAGGCCAAAGCGCGGTTCAACCGCGCGAGGACGCAGTGGCACACCTTCGCCAGCCGTGTCCTGGACCTCTACGTGAAGCATTTCATTCGCGATGAAATGTTGCAGCGCAAGCATGAACCGTGTCCCTTGCCGGACGATGAGTGTTCCTGCGACTCTGACGAGGGCGATTCACACGTCGAATACCGCGAAGAATTTGCCTTCACGGAGAATTTCGACGAAGTCGCTCTTCGCGTCGACACGGAAGAGATGCTTTCGCAACTGCCTTCCAAACTGCGAGAGGCATGCGAACTTCTTATGTTCCTCTCTCCGCCCGAAGCCGCGCGGGTGCTGGGCATTCACCGCAATTCAATTTATCGCATCATTGCCAACATCAGAATGCATTTTCTGGGTGAAAACACGCAATCTCCCCAAAATCCAGGCGGCAAATTCGCCACTCGTGGAGATATAGAAGGTAGGGGCACATCACTAAACCATCACACGGAGGAACCCAATGTCAATGCTTGAACAAGTCCACAGTGGCAGGCGTCAGACACCGCCAAGAATCTTGATTTACGGCACGGAGGGCATCGGCAAAAGCACCACCGCCGCGCAAGCCCCCAAACCGATTTTCATCGCGACCGAGGACGGCCTCGACCAGATCGCATGCAACAGTTTTCCGCTGGCCAAGCGTTTCGACGACGTGCAAGCCGCGATTCAGGAACTGATTCACCAGAAGCACGACTACGAGACCGTGATAATTGATTCTCTCGACTGGCTCGAGCGGCTCATCTGGGACGCTCTGTGCGAGCAGTACGGCGTCTCCTGCATCGAGAAGGTGGATGGCGGCTACGCCAAGGGCTACACGCACGCGCTCAACCACTGGCGCAATATGCTGGCCGACCTGAATGAACTGCGCTTCACGCGCGGAATGTGCGTCATCCTTTTGGCGCACGCGAGAGTCGAGAGATACGAAGACCCCGAGGCAATGGCATACGACCGGTATTCCCCACGCCTGAACCGCCACGCTACAGCAGTCGTGACAGAATGGGCCGACGCAGTGCTCTTTGCCACGCGTAAGATCATCACCAAAACGGAAGACACCGGTTTCGGGCGCGACCGCACAATAGCTGCCGGTCTCGGAAAGGACGGCGGCGAACGCATCCTGCGCTGCGTCGGCTCGCCCGCCTGCGTGGCGAAGAATCGTTACTCCATGCCTGCGGAGTTGCCACTGTCGTGGCAGGCAATCATGGATGCAATCGTGAACCCCATCAACCTCAATCCCCAGGAGAACTGACCAATGGCACATCTCAACGGATTCAACGCTAACCAAGTGGAACCGAACGTATCTTTTGACCCGATCCCCGCTGGCAAATACGTCGCGGCAATTACCGAGTCGGAAGCCAAGCCCACCAAGAACGGCAGCGGCAACTATCTGCAACTGACGTTCACCATCCTCGAAGGCGAGTACAAGGACCGCATGGTCTGGGCGCGGCTGTGCCTGGACCATCCCAACCAGCAGACGGTCAAAATCGCGCGTGCGCAGCTCTCGGCGATTTGTCATGCAGTCGGCGTGATGACGCCGGGCGACAGCGCGGAGTTGCACAACATTCCGCTGGTCGTCAAAGTGAAGTGCAAGAAACGCGAGGACACCGGCGACGTGGTCAACGAGGCGACTGGCTACGCAAAGCGTGAAACCACGAACGCAGCGAAACCAGCCCAACCGCCCGCACAGCAGGCCGCAGCCCCATGGGCGCGCAAATGATTCTGCTCGAGCTGCCGTTTCCTCCGTCGGTGAATCATTACTACCGCAGATGGCGCGGCAGAACGCTCATCAGCCGCGAGGGTCGGAAATTTCGCGCACGCGTCGTTTCGATCCTCGCGGCGCGGGGGCTGCGTCGGATGGACGGGCCTCTTACGGTGGAAGTTGATGTTTACCCGCCGGACCACCGGAGACGCGATATCGACAACGTTCAAAAAAGTCTATTTGACGCGATTCAGCACGGCGGTGTGTACCGCGATGACAGCCAGATTGATGACATTCACATCCGCCGCCGCACCACATTTCCAGGCGGCAAGGTAATTGTCAGCATAAACACTATCGCAAACCAGTGAAATGCAATTGAGACCATACCAGCAAGAGGCCATTGCGGCTGTTTATCGATACCTGCGCGAACGTCAGGACAACCCCTGTGTTGTTTTGCCAACGGCCAGCGGCAAAACTCCCTTGCTTGCCCAAATCTGCAAGGACACTGTTGGTCTCTGGCAAGGCCGCGTCCTAATCGTGGCACATGTGAAAGAACTTCTTGAACAGGCCGTGGATAAGATTCGCCAAGTCGCACCGGAAATGCTGCTGCAGGTCGGCGTCTATTCAGCAGGCTTACGGAGCCGCGACACGGATCACCCCATTATTGTTGCGGGAGTGCAGTCAATCTACAAGCGTGCTCTGGACCTTGGCCGCTTCGATCTCGTCATCATCGATGAGGCGCATATGATTCCACCGGATGGTGATGGGATGTACCGCACGCTTTTGGCTGACTTGAAAACGGCCAATCCGCGCTTGCGCATCATCGGCCTCACGGCGACACCCTTTCGAATGACAACAGGACCGATCTGCGCGCCTGAGAATATACTCAACGCAACCTGCTATGAGGTGGGCGTTCATGAACTCATCACGCAAGGATACCTTTGCCCGCTAAGAAGCAAGGCTGGTAAGGACAAGGTAGACACCGATGGACTTCACATCCGCGCCGGAGAATTCATCGCGAGCGAGGTCGAGTCTCTTATGGACAGTGATGTTCTCGTCGAGTCGGCCTGTCGCGAGATTTTGCATTACACGCAAGACCGAAAAGCATGTCTCATCTTCGCCAGCGGCGTCCAACACGGGAACCACGTAGCGCAGAAACTCGCGGGTTATGGCGCTCACGCGGAAACAGTCTTCGGTGAAACGCTGGACTTCGAGCGCGACCGCATACTCCAAGCCTTCCGCGCTGGGCGGTTGAAGTACCTCGTGAACGTCAATGTGTTAACCACTGGCTTTGACGCGCCCAATATCGACTGCGTGGCGATACTCCGTCCCACCATGTCGCCGGGCCTCTACTACCAGATGGTCGGTCGCGGCTTTCGGCTGTGCGAAGGCAAGAAGGACTGCCTCGTGCTGGACTTCGGCGGAAATATCATGCGGCACGGGCCTGTGGACGCACTGCGAATCAAAGCGCGTGAATGTGACACTGGCGAGGCACCCGCAAAGGAGTGTCCGCAATGCAACGCCGTGATAGCGGCCGGATACACGATCTGCCCGGACTGCGGATATGAGTTCCCTAAACCGGAGCGAGAGAAGCATGACGCCAAGGCTAGCGAAGCGGGAATTTTGAGCGGACAGGTCACGGTGGCAGATTATGAAGTGCTGGAAGTGACGTACTCGATTCACCACAAGCGCAACGGTTCACCCCGTGCTGACAATATCGAAGCAGCCTTCACCGCGCCGCCCACGATGCGTGTTGATTATCGAATCGGCTTTCGCCGTTGGCAATCCGAATGGGTTTGCTTTGAGCACACTGGTTACGCCCGCCACAAGGCCGAGGCATGGTGGCGGCAACGATCTGCTGTGTTCCCGGTGCCAACTAACGTGGAGGAGGCAGTTCATCTGGCCGAGCATGGAGCGCTCTGCGAAACCACAAAGATTACCGTGCGCCATATAACGGGCGAGAAGTATGACTGCATTGCCAACTATGAACTTGGCGAGAAACCCGACTACCGCGAGCCGGGTTGGGATCAGGTGGAGCCGTTAATTGAATCGGAACCTGTAACTGAAGAAGCACCTTTCTGAGGGGAATACTCCGTGATTTGTGACAACCAGGAACGCCGCCAGGAGATTCGCACGCGGATGAAAGAAATAAAACGGCATTTACACGACGTGTTAGAGGGCGACGACGATGGGCCTGATTTGGAAGCTGATGAGCGGGATACCCTCACGATGGAATACGAGGCTGAACTGAGGGACTTGGAGGCGGAATTGGAGTCTATGAGGAGAGGCCACCAATGAACATAATCGTGAGATTCGCAGTCAACTGTTTTGCCGCATGGTTACGAGGTTGGCGAGAAGCATGGGATGAGTGCAAAGCGAAGAAAATCATCAGCCTAGACAAGTATCAGAAATTCCGACCTGCAAGGAAACGGAGGACTGCCGTCAATGCGTGAGCCGAATATTTCAGACTACTTTCACCAACTCGAATGGCTCAAAAGAGGTTCACCGGAAATCCTGAGCGAACTGACGAAGGATGAACTCCGCGCAATCATATGGTTGTCGGGACAAATTCTCGAAATGAGCAGAAGAGCGGCGGCAAGGTATCTGATCACAATCTACTCCGGCAGTCTGGGCGACAACGCACCGTTTCGCGTCTGTCTGCTAACTGGCATGTCGCGGTGCGTCTTTGACACGCCAGCGCAATGCTCCGAGCCGACGCGAACGGACTGCGACGCACAATATGCACGCGCGCTGGCCAAGGCGCATCAGATCAACAGAGAGACGGCATGAGCGACTCGCACATAGAACTCCTTGACCCCGCGCTTGCATATCTCGATGCAGGCTTAAGCGTGCTTCCAGCGCATCTGAGGCTGAAGTATGCAGCGATAAAACACTGGAAGCCCTACCAGTCACAACTTCCCACAAGAGCGGAAGTCGAGGCGTGGTTTGGCGGCGGCACCGAGGCTCTCTGCATCATCGCTGGAAATGTCTCAGGCCATTTGGAGATACTCGATTTTGATCTTGCTGGTGAGGCCTTCGCAGGATGGTGCGACCGCGCCAGGGAGATTGCCCCTGCGCTTGCGGACAGACTCGTAATCGAAACGAGTCCGTCGGGTGGCCGCCATGTCGCCTACCGGTGTGAAGCGACGATCTGCGGCAGCATCAAACTGGCCCAGCGCAAGATGATTGTAGAGAGCAATGAGCCGGTCATACTTCACGGCAAGGAGTACATACCACGTCGAGATAAAGACGGACGCTGGCACATCATCCCCACGCTAATCGAGACGCGCGGGGAAGGTGGGTTGTTTCTTTGCGCACCATCATCTGGCTATGTGCTCGTCCAAGGCGACTTCACGAAGTTGCCCGTATTGACTGCGGACGAGCGCGAGAGCCTGCTTGAAGCGGCCTGGTCGTTGAACGAGTACGTGCCAGAGCCGGTGGGATTAACGCCCACTCAACCCGGCACTCTAAACGCGCCCTCTTCCACGTGCCGTCCAGGCGACGATTTCAACGCGCGCGGCGACGTTCGAGCACTCCTGTTGGAGCACGGCTGGACGCTGGTGAAAGGCGGCGAGAACGAATACTGGCGCAGACCAGGCAAAACGCACGGCTGGTCGGCAACACTCAAGAATAACGTGTTCTACGTGTTCTCGTCGAATGCAACGCCGTTCGAGCCTCAGCAAGCATACGCGCCATTCGCGGTTTATGCACACCTCGAGCACGGTGGCGATTTTGCCAGCGCCGCGAGCAGTTTACGCGCCGAGGGCTTCGGAAGTGAGGCGGACGAGAACGGTGTTGATCTCTCGCATTTTGACCTGTCCGCGCCACAATGCCGTGATGCAGAACCGTCCGGCCCGCCCGACCCCGGACCCTTGCCAGAAGAACTATTGCGCATTCCTGGCTTTGTCTCTGAAGTGATGGACTACTCGTTGGAGACTGCACCGTACCCAAACGTCACGATGGCGTTCTGTGGCGCGCTGGCTTTGCAGGCTTTCCTGGCCGGCCGCAAGGTGCGCGATCCCGGCGACAATCGGACCAATGTCTATCTCTTGGGGCTCGCTCATTCTGCGGCAGGAAAAGACTGGCCGCGCAAAGTCAACACTCGCATCGTTTACCAGGTTGGCATGAGCGATTGTCTTGGCGAACGTTTCGCTTCCGGCGAAGGCATTCAAGACGCGCTCTTCATCAAGCCGTCCATGCTCTTTCAGACTGATGAAATTGACGGCATGCTGCAGACCATCAACAAGGCCAAAGACGCTCGGCATGAGAACGTGATGAGCACGCTTCTCACGCTCTATTCTGCATCGAACAGCGTGTTCCCAATGCGTCGCAAGGCCAGCAAAGAGCCGCCAGGGGCAATTGATCAGCCAAACCTCGTTATTTTCGGTACTGCGATTCCAAACCATTATTACGAGGCGCTCTCGGAGCGCATGCTCACAAATGGATTCTTCGCGCGCATGGTCATTCTGGAAAGCGGACCACGCCCGAAAGGTCAGGAGCCGAAGATACTCGATTTGCCGCCGCGAATTCTTGCTACTGCAAAGTGGTGGGCGGACTTTCAGCCAGGAACCGGTAATCTTGAGAAATGGCATCCCGAGCCCCGCATTATTGAGCATACCGATGAGGCAAAGCGCGTCCTCGTTGAGACGCGAGAGCAGGCCGAAGCCGAGTACGCAAGTGCCGAAACCGCTGGCGACCCCGTTGGCACAACTGTCTGGGGCCGTGTCAGTGAGCAGACACGCAAACTCGCTCTTATCTATGCCGTGAGCGAGAACCACGAAGCGCCACGCATTAGCCTGGCGGCGATGGAGTGGGCTACGAAGTTTGTGATGCACCAGACGAAACGAATGCTCTTCATGGCTCAGAGCCATGTCGCGGACAACCCGTTCCATGCGGACTGTCTGAAGTTTGTGGAGAAGCTTCGAAACGCGCCGGATAGAACGCTACCGCATAGCGTTCTGCTCAAGCGCATGAAACTCGATGCGCAGACGTTTCAGAAGATCGTCGACACGCTTTGTCAACAGGGTGACATCAAGGTTGCCAAGGTTCCGCAAGCAGCACAAGGGCGTCCATCCTTGCTGTATCAGTTGGAGGCTAAGGGGTGAAAGAAAGAGAAAGAAAAGTGAAAGTATTAATATATATAAATATATATTCTATATATTCTTATATATTTCTTTCTCTCTTTCACCCCTACCCCCCTCTCATTTTTTCTTCTTTCTTTTCTCGTTTATGTATGCGCGTGAGGGGGTGGTGAAAGAAATGAAATATGTATCGAATGACTTAAGTGCCCGTTGTGGTAATGGTTACGGCTTTTTATTCTTTCACCCGTTTCGTTTCTTTCACCCCGTACTGGGCGGTTTTCATGGTTCCTTCCGGCGGAAATCGAAAGGTTACGCGCGTGGGAACAGCCGCAAGAATAACCACACAGAGTTTCGGTTGTCCGGAATTTTGGCAAGGTCGAGCGATTCTACGACTTGGCCAACAGGACGCGCCTTATCGCAACGTGGCGCGAAGGGTTCGCGGTAATTAGGCGAGTTTTGAGAGAGGGGTTGGCATGAGCGCAGAGTTTCGCAAGGGTTCCAGCATCGGTAACGTGGAGCGCATCTCGCTTCAGGAAGCGAAACGCTTTGTCCTGCGCTGGCACTACTCCAAAATCTTTCCACCCCACTGTCTCGTGAACCTCGGTCTGCGAAACGGCGCCGGAGAACTAATTGCCGTCGCCATGTGGGGTTGGGGTGTGCGCCCGCGCCATACAATTCAGCGGCTCTTTCCAAGTCTTGGAGTGGGCGACTACCTTGAACTCAACCGATTGTGCCTGCGCGATGATGAGCCGCGCAACTCCGAGTCGCATTTCATTTCGCTCTGCACAGAGTGGATTCGAGAGAACGCCCCCACCGTGAAACTGCTCTTCACATGGGCGGACGGCCTTCGCGGCAAGCCGGGTTACGTGTACCAGGCGTCGTCGTGGCTTTACGGCGGATTCATCAAGACGGACCTGTACGTTGACGAGCACGGCGGACCAGTGCATCCGCGCCTGATGATCACGCGCCTCGGCACGCGGAGTCGCGCCGAATGGATGCGGCAAGGTTTCTCGAAGTGGAAAGGCTACCAGTTCCGTTACGTGAAGTTTCTCTGCGGTCATGCTGAACGCAAACGACTCCTGCGCGAGTCGTCGGTTCGCTGGGCGCAGGTATATCCCAAGACAGCGGACTGCCGCTGGTGGGTCGATGCGGGGGAAGGCTCAAGAGAGAGCTGCCAGCCACCCCGGCTGGAGGGGACGGGGCGGTTCCGTCACCCCGCTCCATTGCAAACAAACGATGCTGAACAGCAACGATTTCTTTTTGGAGGGGAACGCCATGCAAATTGAAATGCGCAAGACGACAGACATCAAGCCTTACGACAAGAACCCACGTGACAACGACGCAGCCGTAGAGGCGGTCGCGCACTCCATCCGCAAGTACGGCTTCCGGCAACCTATCGTGGTCGACAAGGACGGCGTCATCATTGTCGGTCACACAAGACTGAAGGCAGCACTGAAACTCGGTCTCATGGAAGTCCCGGTCCACGTTGCCACTGACATGACACCGGAACAGATCAAGGCGTACCGCATCGCGGACAACAAGGTCGCCGAACTGGCCTCGTGGGACATGGAACTCCTGCCCATCGAACTGTCCGAACTGCGCGGCATGGATGTGGACTTGGAACTGCTCGGCTTCTCCACCGAGGAATTGGAGAAGATGCTCGGTGCAACAGGCACTGAAGGTCTGACCGACCCGGACGCTGTACCCGCGCCGCCGGATGAGGCGATCACGCAGCTGGGCGACCTCTGGATACTCGGAGAGCACAGACTTCTCTGCGGCGATTCCAGCAAGACCGAGGATGTTGATCGTCTCCTCGATGGCGCACGCATCCACCTCGTGAACACTGACCCACCGTACAATGTCCAGGTTGCTCCACGGAGTAATGCGGCGATCGCGGTCGCGCGTGCGTCGGGTGGCAAGTTCGTGGGGTCTCAAGGGATGGATGTCGGCATTGAGGGCATGGCAAAAGCCAGCGAAACCACGCGGACGAAACTGCGTCCGAGGGATCGCACCCTCGCAAACGACTTTGTTTCCGACGAGGAATTCGCGCGACTGCTCAGGGCGTGGTTCGGTAACGTCCAACGCGTGCTGGAGCCCGGCCGAGCGTACTACATCTGGGGCGGGTACAGCAACATCTGGAACTACCCCAACGCGCTCAAGGGTTGCGAACTCTACTTCTCGCAAATGATTATATGGGTGAAGGAGCATCCGGTTCTGACGCGGAAGGACTTCATGGGGAACCACGAGTGGTGCTTTTACGGTTGGCGCGAAGGCGCGGCGCATTACTTCAATCCAGAAATCAAAAATGCGACGGACGTCTGGAGCGTGAAGAAAATCAACCCGCAGTCGATGATCCATTTGACGGAGAAGCCCGCTGAACTGGCGGTCCGGGCTATGACATACAGCAGCAAGCCAGGCGAGAATGTCCTTGACCTCTTCGGTGGTTCGGGTTCAACACTCATCGCGGCCGAGAGAACCGGGCGGCGCGCTTTTCTGATGGAACTGGACGCGCTCTACTGCGATGTCATCGTGAAGCGATGGGAAGAGTTCACTGGCAAGAAAGCCGAGCGAGTGGCGGCGGAGGTGACGGCATGACGCTCCTGGTTCTACTCAATCTGCGCGGTGTCTTCGGCCAGGACTTTCAGGTATGCATCGTAGGCGTAAACACGGTCGCGTCGCTTGCCCGTGGTCTCCTTGAGAATGCCTGCCTTGCGGAGCGCATCGATGGCCTTCATCGCAGTCGGCTTGCTGGTCTTGGTCAATTTCATCGCGCTGGACACCGTGACGATGGGATGCTCCGGCAGAAGGTTGAAAAGCCTGACCGCCGGAATCGTCGTCGCCTCGCTGTCGGCCACGGTGCGCCGGTCTTTGTCGATAAGTGCGAAGAGGCGTTTGGCGGCGTTGATGCCGTCATCGGCGGACTCGCTGACGCACCGGAGATAGAAGGCCGTCCAGCCCTCCCAGTCGCCCTTGGTGCGGACTTCCAGAAGCCTACGGTAGTACTCATCCCGGTGCCGCTTGAATGCCAGGCTCAAATACAGGAGCGGCGTCTTGATAAGTCCCCAGTGCTCGATGAGGAGCGCGATGAGAAGCCGTCCGATGCGCCCGTTCCCGTCGAGAAACGGATGTATCGTCTCGAACTGCACGTGCGCAAGCCCGGCGCGAATGAGCGGCGGCAGACGGTCTTTCGCGTGAATCCAGCGTTCGAGCGCCGAGAGCGCTTCCGGGACGGCGTCCGGGGGAGGCGGCACGAAGCGGGCGTTGCCGGGGCGGCTGCCGCCGATCCAGTTTTGCGATGTGCGAACAACTCCCGGCTGCTTTTCAGCGCCTCTCGCGCCGTGCATCAGGCGTTTGTGGGCCTCGCAAAGCAGGCGCATGCACAAAGGCAGTCCTTTCGGCTTTGCGATCTCGGCGCGGGCATAAGAAAGGGCCTCGACGTAGTTACAGACCTCTGCCGCGTCGGCGGGACGCTCCGCTTCGCTCGTAGCCTCGTATGTCAGCACGTCCAGCAACGTGGCCTGCGTGCCCTCTATCTGCGAGGAAATCAGCGCTTCTTTGCGCACAAAGCCGTAGAGGAACCACTCGGCGCTGGGCACCATGTCCCCGGCGACGGAGAGGTTATCTATAGCCGCGAGCGCCTTGGCGTGGAACGCGCCCAGTTTCGCGTCGATGACAAGCGGCGGCTTGTTGGGCGGAAGCGGAAAAGGAATGAAGGCGTCGACCTTTTCCTTTCCGACAACGGTGCTTCGATACGTTCCGGTAATGCGTGTCATGCTGGTAAACCCTCCTTTACTAGTGTCGGTCGCTAGTAAAGATATCTTAACTAGCGTTGCCGGATAGTCAAGAACTCTTTACTAAGATTTACGGGCAGATTCGAATGATTTACGTCGCGAGTCCTTACACGGACCCTGACCCCGCCGTGCGCGAGGCACGGTATCATGCCGTGTGTCGCCAAGTGGCGGAAATGCTGCGATGCGGCATCCATGCCTTCTCGCCAATTTGCCACTCGCACCCACTGGTGGAATACGGCGTGCCGGGCGACTGGGCGTTTTGGCGCGAATATGACCTGAAGTTCCTGGCGATGTGCGATGAGGTATGGGTGCTCATGTTGGACGGGTGGAAAACGTCAACGGGCGTGCAAGCGGAGATTGCAATGGCGATGGCGCTTGGAAAGCGGGTTGTGTTCGTGGAACCGGACGGTCGGATCAAGGGCGCGATCACTGACCAAACCCCAGCGTGCGCTGGGGTGGTCAATTCGGGAGGCCCGTGCGATGTTACTTCTTGATGGTAAACATACCTCTCTCGGCTTTGGCGAAGCGCGACGCGTCACCTTTCACCGCGATTTCGCGGATGATGGCGGCGTATATCGTCGCGGCTGGCGTCTTGCCGTTCGTCGTCCAGTAACCCTTCTCGATGGCGCGTTCCACCATCGTCTTGGTGTTGAGCGGTTCGCCTGCCTCGGTCAAAACCTTCGCGGCGGCGTCCAGCCCGGACATCTTCTTCTCGTCCTTGTCTATGATGACAAGGTCTTCGGCGGTACGCGCCACGCCGTCGTCCTTCTTTGCCGCGTCCGTCGCCTTCTGCGTCTTGGTGCGCGGCAGGCGCATGGCCTTCTTCGCGGGTGCCTTCTCGTCCAGGGCGACGCGCTTGACGGTGGCCATGTAGTTCTTCTCCAACGTTCCGTTCGTCTTCGCGGACTTCTTGGTTTCTTTCTTCGCGGTTTTCGTGCTCTTCTTCATGGTAATCCTCCGTGTTTTGGAAAAAGGGAAAAGGGTTCGTTATCTCTTGTCTTCGCGCAGCGACTCGAGGTGGTCCTCGATGAATCGCGACGCTTCGGTTTCTGTCCATCCGTAGCGACCAATCAGCAGGAATTCGAGGACGTTCTCGAGGCTGGTGCGAATGTTCGTCGCGTCTCCGACGTTGCCCCAGTTCTTCGGGTGCGCTTCCGCGCCCTGGGCATGGACACGCATCTCTTCGCCAATCAGGTCGAGGATCGCCGAAATGTCGTTCTTCGCGTCCGCGTACCGCTCGCCTGCGGTCTGGTTGAGTTGGTGCTTTACGCGCTCGCGCTCGATCTGCCTGCGCTCCTCTTTCTCCGCGTCCGCGCTTGGGAATCGCGCGTCCAAAAGCGTCTTGTACGTCTTTTTCTTCTCGGTCATCGTTGTCCTCCGTTGTGTAATGGTCGTATGTTCAACACGTCGCATGGATCATACGATGCGGGGTGTGAAAACCAAGGCACATTCCAGAAATCATGTAACTTATTTTCTAATACTGTGTTAGGTAATATGTTAGGCATTTCATGCGCCTCAAAATGCTTGGCTTTGGAATCCCACCGCAAGAAACGCGTCGATGGTTTCCGGTTCGCCAAGGCGTTCCGCAAAGGCACGCGCTTCGTCGGGCGTGTTGAAATAGCGTGGCAGGACATACCCGCCGTACGCGGCTGTTTCATCGTCCGCGAGGAGCGTCCCGCCGTTGTGCGCCAAGACCAGCGTAAACTCGACGCCGTTCTTGAACGTGCCTTCCGCGATGAGCGGGGCAACGGATTCGTCCTCGCCCCACCCGTCCGCTCCTGCGAATGCGTGCCAGTCGCCTTCCGTAAATGGTTTCATGTTCATCGTCGTCCTCCTGTTCAGTTCACGGGGATCGTTACAATCTTGCCGTCCAAGTCGTACACGAATGCGAATGTTGCGCCCGCTTCGTCAAGGCGGTCGGCTTCCAGCGGGTCAAGCACGAAGTATTTTCCGTTGAGGTGGATGGCCTCCAAATCAGCGGCCTCCGCGTGCGCGATTGCCTCGTTGATGTTCGTGAACTCGATGGCCTCGAACTCTATGGTGTACTCGTATGTCTCGCGGTCCATCGTGTGCGTGTGCTTATTCATTTCGTTTGTCATCGTCGCCTCCTCATGCGTTCAGGGTAAGAATCGTTTTGGGGTTGTATCCGCACCTGCGGGCTTCGCGTTCAATCATTTTCTTGACGTCGTTCGTCGTCCGGTCGTCGAAGTAGATTTCCGCGAGGCGTTTCCAACTGAGTCGCTTTATGCGCGGAACCCAAACCCAGCGCCCCGCGACGTTGCGTTTCACGGTTTGAATCATCCACTCGTAGGTGGCGTGCTGCCCGCGTTTCATCGTTGTCTTCGTCGTCTTTTTCATTTTGTCCTCCGTCGTATATGGTTGTCGCTTCATCACTTACGTTGATCGGATCATACGATGCTTTGGCGCAAAGGGAAGGCATGTGTGCGAGAATTTCGCGCAATCCCGCGACGTCGTAACTAGCGTAAACATGCGGACATGTGGCGTACCCTGCGCGACAGTCGATGATGACCGGAAGATTTCTGCGAAGCCCGACATTTTAGGAGAGAGAGGATGTCCGAAAACATGCCTAGCGCGAGCGCGAGACCAAACGCGTTGTCGCTTTCGGACGCGGCGAAACTTCTGTCCAAGACCGGCGGCAGACTCGTTACCGTGGAGATGTTGCAGAAGGACATCGATGCGGGCGCGCCGGTGAACGCGGACGGGACCATCAGCATCGTGCATTACGCGGCGTGGCTTGTGAGGGAACTCGGTAATGGCGATTGATTCCAGAAACATGAAACCGTCCGACCTCGCGCGGCTTCTCAACTCGACGCCGCTCGGCACGGTCATCGACGAGAGGCAACTCTACCGTCACAGAATGCGCGCGGGGTTCCGAATCGGCGATGGGCGGCGTGTCGATCTTCTGCGTTATGTGGCGTGGCTCATAGAACAGCGGAACGCGCCCAAGAAGGTCGTTGACCCTGTCATAGACTATGAGACACTAAAAGCGCGTGCGGCCGCTCGCAATCGCGCGAAATCGGAAGCCGGGCGCGACATCGGAGAACTGCCTGCCGTTGTCGACACGGAGCGAAAGGCGCGGGCGGAAAACAACTTCCAGTACTTCTGCGAGGCGTACTTCCCGCGCACGTTTCATCTCGCGTGGTCGCCAGACCACTTGAAGATTATCAACAAGGTAGAGCAGGCGGTGTTGCACGGCGGATTGTTCTCGTTGGCAATGCCGCGCGGAAGTGGGAAAACGTCCATCGCTGAATGCGCGTGTCTGTGGTCGGTGCTCTATGGCCACCGCGATTTCGTATGCCTCATCGGCGCGTCGGAAGTTCACGCGGTTGAAATGCTTGACAGCATCAAGATGGAACTGGAGGCGAACGACTTCCTGGAGGCAGACTTCCCCGAGGTCGTGTTTCCGATTCACCGCATCGACGGCATCGCCAATCGGTGTTCGGGGCAAATCTACAAGGGCGAGCGGACGCACATCGGATGGACCGCGAACGAGGTGATTCTGCCTACGATTCCCGAATCGAAAGCCAGCGGCGCTATTATCAAGGTGACCGGCATCACCGGGCGTATTCGCGGCATGAAGTACAAGCGCGCCGACGGCCAGCCCGTGCGCCCATCGCTCGTAGTGCTCGACGATCCGCAGACAGATGAGTCCGCACGGTCGCTCTCGCAGTGCGCTACGCGAGAGCGGATTCTTGCGGGCGCTGTGCTAGGACTTGCAGGTCCAGGCAAGAAGATAAGCGGTATCATGCCTTGCACCGTCATCCGTCCAGGAGACATGGCAGACTACATTCTCGACCGCGACAAGCATCCTGAGTGGAACGGCGAGCGCACGCGGATGGTCTACGAGTTCCCCACCAACGAGAAACTCTGGGCCAAGTATGCTGAAGTCCGTGCGGAATCTCTTCACATGTATGGCGACCTGCGCGACGCAACTGCGTTCTATGAAGCGAACCGTGAGGCACTGGACGAGGGCGCGGTCATTGCTTGGCCCGAACGCTTCAACCACGACGAGGCGTCCGCCGTCCAACATGCCATGAATCTCAAGTTGCAGGACGAGGCGGCGTTCTTCGCAGAATACCAAAACGATCCGCTTCCTGAGAAAGGCGTGGAGGATGAAGAACTTCTCTCGGCGGATGAAATCGCTACGAAGTTGAACGGCATGAAACGCGGTGAAGTCCCTGTCGGCGCGAACCATCTGACGATGTTCATCGACGTGCAGGGCAAACTCCTCTTCTGGCTCGTTGCCGCGTTCGAGGACGACTTCACCGGGTACACCATCGACTACGGCGCGTATCCCGACCAGCGGCGCACTTACTTCACTCTTCGAGACTCCCAGAAAACGCTGCAGTCCGTTGCCACGGGCACAGGTCTGGAAGGCTCTATATACGCTGGGCTGGAATCGCTCACCAAAGAATGCCTCCGACGTGAATGGCGGCGCGACGACGGCGCATTGATGCATATCGAGCGTTGTCTCATCGACGCCAACTGGGGCACATCAACGGATATCGTCTATCAATTCTGCAGGCAAAGCGAGTTCGCGGCAAACCTGCTTCCCAGCCACGGGCGATTCGTCGGTGCGGCAAGCGTGCCGTTTCAGGAATACAAGCGCAAGCGTGGCGACCGCGTCGGCCACAATTGGCGCATTCCGAACGTTCAGGGCAAACGTGCCATTCGCCACGCGCTCTTTGACTCGAATTACTGGAAGAGTTTCATTCACTCTCGCTTGGCAGTGCCGATGGGCGACCGGGGCTGTCTTTCCCTCTTTGGCCGCGACCCGCAGACGCACCGGCTCCTCGCGGAACATCTCACCGCCGAATACCGCGTGAAAACCGAAGGCCGTGGCCGCGTCGTCGACGAATGGAAACCGCGCCCGGAATCTAAGGACAACCACTGGCTCGACTGCCTCGTCGGTTGCGCCGTCGCCGCATCCATTCAAGGTGCGGTCCTCCCCGGCACCGACGAGAGAGCAGCGCGGAAGGTTCAACGCGTGCGGCTGTCCGATCTTCAGCGGGGTGTGTGATGACAAATGACCGGAAACATATCACGGACTATCTCGTAGACAGCAAACGCGGTCTCGAATGCCGCAAATGCGGGTGCAAGCACTTCTACGTCCTCTACACTCGCGCCGCGTCGGGCGGCCGGATTATGCGCCGCCGAGAGTGCAGGCATTGCGGACGTCGAGTGACGACCTATGAGAGATAAGACAAGATGCTGATGTATAGAATTACCGTCACTTGTTCACAAGTGGAGGTAATTGTATCCATCCTCTCGGTTCTACCGGTAGAACCTTTCTGACATATTCTTCGCATTACTTCCAAAATCTAACCAAAACCACGCGGCAAATATGCCTCTCGTGGAGATATAGAAGGTAGAGGACACGAGGTATTTCCAGCATGGCCGACACCCTAGAAAACACAATCAAGAACAACGCTGAAGGCCCCAAGCGGGCCAAGGGCGATTCGGGCGAGATTGAACAGCATGACCTGACACAGCAGATCGAGTCGGCACGCTTTCTCGCGTCCACGGAGGCCGTGAAGAAGAAGCCTTTCGGTTTGCGGCGCGCAAAGATGCTTCCGCCGGGGGCGGACTGATGGGATTCCTGAACAGAATCTTTGGACATAGGAAGACTGAGACCGTGAGCCTGCCAAGGCGGGTGTCCGCCCTTGGCGGGATCTCGCCGCTTCGCGGCGGACAGGTCGTTCGCGGCCGGTATGACGCCGCGACGATCAACGACGACAACCGCCGTCATTGGGCAAATGCGGACGGGCTGTCTGCGAACGCGGCAAACTCCCCGGAAGTGCGTCGGCGTCTTAGGAACAACGCTCGGTATGAGGTGGCGAACAACTCATATGCCAAGGGCATTGTTCTGACGCTGGCCAACGACTGCGTCGGCACCGGCCCGAGGCTTCAGATGCTGACGGAGACCGAGGAAGTCAACAACATCATCGAGAGCGCGTTCTTTGAATGGGCACAGGCCGTTGGGCTTGCCGACAAGTTGCGCACGATGCGCATGGCGAAGGCGGAAGACGGCGAGGCGTTCGCCATGCTTATCACTAACCCAGCGCTCCCGACTCCGACCCTGCTCGATTTGCGGCTTGTGGAGGGGGATCAGGTAACGACGCCCTACTTCCCGCAAACCAAAGGCAACGCCGTTGACGGGATAGTGTTCGATTCGTGGGGAAATCCTGTCGAGTATCACGTGCTCAAGAATCATCCCGGCGACGACGGCGCACAAATGCCGCAGGAGTTCAACCGTGTGGCGGCGAACGCGATGATTCACTACTTCCGCGCGGATCGCCCAGGCCAGGCACGCGGAATACCGGAGATTATGTCCGGCCTTCCTCTCTTCGCACAACTCCGACGTTACACACTGGCCGTGATTGCGGCGGCGGAGACGGCGGCTGACCACGCGCTTGTCATCTATACCGACGCGCCCGCCAACGGTGAGGCTGAAGAACTTGCGCCAATGGACACGGTAGAGTTGGAAAAGCGCATGGCAACGGTCATGCCGGGCGGCTGGAAACTCGGTCAGACTCACGCGGAGCAGCCCGCTACGACTTACGCGGAATTCAAGCACGAGATTTTGAACGAGATTGCGCGGTGTCTGAACATGCCGTTCAACATCGCGGCGGGGAATTCGAGCGGCTACAACTACGCTTCCGGGCGGCTCGACCACCAGACGTACTACAAGGCTATTCGCGTAGAACAGTCACACATCGAGAAGGTGGTGCTTGACCGCGTCTTGAAGGCGTGGCTCGCGGAGGCCGTGATGATTCCCGACAACGTGAGACGCGGCTTGACCGAGTCCGCTCTTCTTGGCGCGAAGCACCAGTGGTTTTGGGATGGGCACGAGCACGTTGATCCCGCGAAAGAAGCGAACGCCCAGGAGACGCGGCTCCGCAACCATACGACGACGCTGGCGGAGGAGTATGCCAAACGCGGGAAAGATTACATGGCCGAGATTCGGCAATGCGGCAAAGAGGCGGCGCTTTTGAAGGAGGCGGGCCTAACCGTGGCGCAGGCGGCCCCAAAGCCCGCAGTTGATATGACGCCACAAGACGATGAAGAGAATTCTTCTCAGGAGAAATGACATGAACCAGAACGTGACCTTCGGATGCTCACCCCAATGGATTGAAGCCGCCGCCGTAGCCGACGGCAAGCCAGCGGGACTGCCGCGCTTCTCGATGACGGCGTACACCGGCGGGCCAATGAAACTCACCGGCTGGCGATATCCGGTCATCGTGGAACTGTCGGGTTTGACAATCCCCTCGCAAAACCGCCCCATCCGCATGGGCCACGATTCCGCTCAGGGCGTGGGACACACGGACTCAATACTTGTTCAAGGCAGCCATCTCGTGGCGAGTGGCGTCGTGTCGCGTGACACCAGCGCAGCCAAGGAAGTTGTCGTTTCCTCGCGGAACGGCTTTCCGTGGCAGGCATCCATCGGCGCGGGCGTTGAGGAGGCGGAGTTCATCCGCGAGGGCCAGAAGGCGGTCGTGAACGGCCGCGAGTGGTCGGGGCCGCTGAACGTTGTGCGCAAGGCAACTCTCGGCGAGATCAGTTTCGTGGATTTGGGCGCGGACGGCGAAACCAGCGCCCGTGTGGCCGCTAAGGCCAAGGAGGACGGCATGAATCAGGACACTGAGAATAAGGATGCGCAGACCGCTGCGGCTGGCGTAAAGAAGCCGGAGATAACCGCGCCGCAGACGGACATCGCGGCACAGATGCGTGAAGAGGCTGCGGCCGAGACGGAGCGCATCGCGGCCATTCAGAAGATATTCGGCGGCGAACACAAGGACATCGAGGCAAAGGCCATCCGTGAGAAGTGGAACATCACGGAGTGCGAACTGGCAAAACTGCGCGCGGACCGCCCGATGCCCCCGGAAATACCGAGCGGGGCTGGGAGCCCGATAACTGCGGCGGTGCTGGAGGCCGCGTGCGCGCTCGCGGAGAACCTGAACCAGCCTGAGAAGCATTACAAAGAGGAGATCCTCGACCAGGCGGATAAGCGCTTCCGTGGCATGGGCCTGCAGGAACTCTTCCTGGAGGCGGCGTGGGCGAACGGGTACACCGGACGCTCGTTCCGCGACAGCCGCGAGGTCATGCGCTTTGCATTCGGCAAGGAAGTCCGTGCCGGCTTCTCCACCGTCGACCTTGGCGGGATTCTCTCCAACGTGACGAACAAGTTTTTGCTGGAGGGCTTCTACGCCGTGGAGCGCACGTGGCGGAACATCTGCTCCGTGCGTAACGTGCCCGACTTCAAGACCGTCATGAGTTACCGGCTCATCGGCAAGGACCAGTACGAGCTGGTCGCGCCGGGCGGGGAACTCAAGCACGGCACGCTTGGGAACGAGACGTACAGCAACAAGGCCGACACCCACGGACTCATACTCACCATCGACAGGCGCGACATCATCAACGACGACCTCGGCGCGATAACGCTCGTGCCTCGGAAACTCGGCCGCGGCAGCGGTCTCAAAATCTGCGACGTGTTCTGGACGGCGTTCATGAACAACTCCGCCTTCTTCGCGGCGGGCAACAACAACTATCTCACCGGTGCGACAACCGCTCTGAGCATCGATGGACTCACTGCGGGCGAGGCGCAGTTCATGAACTTGACCGACTCGGACGGCAAGCCCACGGGCATTATGCCAGCGATAATACTGGTGCCGGTTGCGCTCTCCGCGATGGCCACGCAGTTGCAGAAGTCTCTGGAGGTGCGCGACACATCCACGGGCGTGAAGTACCCAGTGGCGAACCCCCACGTCGGCAAGTTCCGCGCGGAGGTCAGCCGGTATCTTTCCAACACTGTGTTCCCCGGCAACTCCTCGAAGGCGTGGTATCTGCTGGCGGACCCGAACGACCTTCCGGTCATCGAGGTCGCGTTTTTGGACGGCCGGGAGGCACCGGTCATCGATATCGCCGTCGCGGACTTCAACGTACTAGGCGTACAGATGCGCGGCTACCACGACTTCGGCGTCGCGCTTCAGGACCCGCGCGGCGGCGTGAAGATGAAGGGCGAAGCGTAAGCGACAACAAGCTGGCAGGTGGGCGGTGTACTGCTGCCCGCCTGCCCCAACTGACAGGAGTCATATATGGCATTTCAAGCACTTTTTGTTCATGAAGGTAAGAGCATCGACTATACGCCGAGCAGCGCAGTGGCTGTTGGCGACGTGGTTGTTCAGGGCGATCTTGTGGGCGTGGCAAAGACGCCCATTGCAGCCAATGCGCTCGGCTCGCTCGCCGTAAGCGGTGTCTTCGACTTTGCGAAGGCGACCGGGACTAGTACCGCTATCGCAGCGGGCACAAAGGTCTATTGGGACGCGACGAACAAGGTGGCGACTGCGACCGCGACCAGCAACAAGTACATCGGCAAGGTCGTGAAAGCGGCGGTTGACGCGGACGCAACGGTGCGCGTGAGGCTGGAACAGTGAACTTGAGAGAGGGGCTGGCTTGGCTGGATCGTGGGCTTATCGCTCACGATCCATGCCAGGTCGAATACAGACGCGCTGGGCGCGCACCTATCACGTTCAACGCATCGAAGGGCAAACCGAAATTTGAAGTCACTGATGAAAACGGCGTTTCCATCAGAGCACATCTCTGGGACTTCTTGGTACTCGTGGCGGACTTGGAATTCGAGCCGAAGGCGGGCGACGTGATAATCGCGGGCGGACGGAGATATGAAGTGATGGACTTGGGGCCGGACGGTTGTTGGCAGTGGACTGGTTCGCACATGACGACCTATCGGATTCACACCAAAGACGTTGGCGCGGAGACGTAAATGCCTGAAGCAACACTCATACAACTCGTGATGCAAGGCGGCTTCACTGCCCTTGCCGCATTCCTGGTCTGGCGGATGGCGGCAGCGAGCGAGGCCGACCGCAAGGCCGCGCAGAACCGCGAGGCGCGAATGGCGAACCGCATCAATGACCTTGAGAAAACCCTCGTCGCCCTCGTGGCGCGTAGTGTAGATGCGCAGAACAACATCTCGGTCGCGCTCAATGGCCTCAGGCTGACGCTGGAGCGCAAACCGTGCCTGCTGGAGAACGAGGTGAAGTGTGCCGTCTAAACTCGTGCAACTCGCGGACGCCGTAGTCGCGGCGCTTAACGCAGGAAAGTTCTCGCTGGCGTTCACGGCGCAACGGCTCTATCGGCCTTTCTTCGATTTGCCGGATATGTCCACGTTGCACGTCACGGTCGTGCCGGACAGCGTGGTCTTGACGCAGCATACGCGCACAACGATGGCAAATGAGACGAAGGTCGATGTCGCGGTCCAGAAGAAGTACAAAACCGAGGACGCTGCGGAACTCGACCCGCTGGTAGCGCTCGTTGAGGAGATCGCCGAGATGTTTGCGCAAAATCGCGTACTCGCGGAGTTGGGAGCGGTTCTCTTGAAAGTCGAGCACGCGCCGGTCTATTCGCCGGAGCACATGCAGGATAAGCGAATGCTCACAAGCATCATCACGCTGACTTACAGGATGGCGGACTAGTACCCATGATTCGCTGCGACATGAAGAAGTTCTTCTTTGACAGGAAGGCCGTGACGAGCCGCACGGACAAGGCCACGCGCAAGGTCCTGAGCAAGTTTGGCGCGTACACGCGGACACGGTCGCGCACGAGCATCCGCAAGCGCAAGGGAACGTCGCGCCCGGGGCAGCCGCCATACAGCCACACCGGCCTGCTCAGGGACAACATCTTCTTCGGGTACGACCCGGGCAAACGCTCCGTAGTCGTCGGGCCGGAGAAATTGCGCAAGGGAAAAGGCGAAGCGCCGCGCCTTCTGGAACACGGTGGAACAACCACGACGCGATTCTTCGACTCCAAGCGCAAGAAATATGGCAAGCGCAGACGGGTTCGCGTTGAGAAGCGGCCTTACATGCAGCCTGCATTCGATACAGAACTGAAACAACTGCCGCCCAAGTGGCGCGACAGTGTGAAGTAACAGATTAGGGAGGGACACATGGCGTTAACAACTTATGCGATGGGCATGAACGCCAAGATTTACTGCGGAGCCGCTGGCACGACTCCCAGCACCGAGTTGGCGAACG